TGTTGTACTCGTAGGCGACGTCATAGCCGTTCACCATGTTGACGAACCCGCCGAGCGTTCTGTCCGCGTTGATGACGTCCAGGACGGACTTCTCCGCGTCAAGCAGCCGGTCCTCGCAATCCTCGGGCGATTGGATGCTCGCCACCTGAATTTCGAGCTTTAGCGTGACTTGGCACAACCACGGCTGCGGTCCCATCCACTGCCCCTGATAACTCTCGGTATCGCGGTAGACGCCCACCCACGCCTCGCGTGCGGACGCCTGCCACGGGTCGGTTGGCCTCACCGGGTTGCGCTCAACCTTGAAGCTCGGAAGGCTGCGCTGGAGCAGGCCAGTGACGGCAATCGCGATGTCCTTGACGTTTACCATCAGTCCCCCAGGCTCGTCTTGACGAAATGCCCGTAGAGTTTCATCAGTTGATCCATGACATCCTTCTTGCGCGGCAAAATCTTGCGCTGCGGCAGTCGCTTCCTCGGCTTGTCGGAGTCGTGGTAATCGCCATAATCTACGCCGCTTGTGATCTTGCCGATTGAAGCGTTGAAAAAGTGTTTCCAGCGGCTACGGAGCCAGCCACGGTCCTGCAAAATCTTTAGGCTTGCTGACGGACGCCCCTGCGCTGATCGTGCCTTGGTGGCCGTTACAGTGCGCTTTTCTGCCAATCTGCGCGCAACCGTTGAAGGCGCAAGCGGTGCCCACCCGCCAGATAGGTCTCCCTCGCCCTGGAAGTTCTTTTGAATCCAGCGGTCGAGAACAATCACGGCCTGATGGTTCACCGTCGAGCGTTCCTTGAGCTTCACCTGCGTCTTGTCGATGAACTGCTTCAAGATGTCCATGCCCTTGAAGTCGAAAGTGGCGAGAGAATCGGCCATCAGTAACCGCCCCGTTTCGTCATCTCGTCGTAAAGCATATTCGAATCAACCGTCGAGCACGGATTCTCCGGGTCGAGCATGGAGTGCGTCGGGTTGTATTTCAGGCTGTTGCTCCACACGGTATTGGACGCGCCAGACGGCGCAATCGTCCCGCTGCTGGTGACTATGCGCTCGTCCCCTGAAATAAGCGCCTTGAACCTCTCATCCAGCATGGCGCGCATGTCCTTCGACTGATCCGGGGCCGACTCCCACAAAATCCTCGAAAAAGCGCACTCAAGCGATAAATCCTTGACGGTCGGGTTGGATACCGTGAACGGCGTCGAGTAGGCTTGTCCCAGGCGGGCGTCAACCTCGGCCTCGGCGTAATAGATGACGTAGCTTTCGACGTGGCTGCGGTTGCCTTCGTGCCACGTCTGGCAGAGCGGGTATCTGACCATCAACTCGTCGGCGGTGATGTAGCGCCCCATATCAGAAGTACCTCTCTTCGTAGGATTCGAGGTTCTTTTCAACCATCATGCTGCTGAAATTCTTGATGTCTTCCACGTTGGCGAACAGTCCCACCACCGGCTTGTTCTCGGGAAGGTCGCGGGATGCCGACATGCGCCGGCTGCCGACGAGGAATCTGTACTCGATGCCGTTATGCCCCATTGAGTGATGCACCATTTCGGAATAGAACGGCATCGCGTCCACCATCAGGCGCGGGTTGCCTTCCTTGAGCATTTCGCGCCATGTCCTGATACCCTCGTTGCACCAGTTCATCAAGTCTTCGCGGGTGAACCCGTTACCGTTTTCAAGGCTGTACTTGACGATGTGCGCGCAGTCGCGCATCCAAAGGAACTTTCCCAGTATGCGGTTCGGGTACTTTTCGTGGTCGCGCTGCATCAGCGGCCAGTTGCGGGCGAAACGCTCGCGCCGGATCGCCTCGGAGCTGTACCCGGTGTGCATGATGGAAAAGTCGTCAACCAGCATCACCTGTCCCGGTCCCGCGTTGATTTCGGTTTCAGGGTGCTCGTGCACGACTCCCCAAAACTTGATGCCGCGATGATTGCGGAAGAACCGCGCCGGGAAGTCGGTTTTGATGATGCAGGCCGGCTCGCAACTGAAATGGTGCTGCGGCACGCCGTAGGAGTCGAAGCAGTTCGGGCGCAGGTACTTTCCGATGTTCTCCGGGCGCTCAAGCGTTTCGTCGGAGTCAACCCACAAGATCCAATCCATGATGGCCGGCTCGATGGTGAGGTTGCGCGCCGCGTCGAACCCGCTTTCCATCGGGGAAGGGATGTCCAGCACCTTCGCACCGAGCTTCAGGCAAACCTCGCGAGTGCCGTCCTTCGTCTTCTCGTCCACCCCGACGATCACCTCGTCGGCTATCCCTTCCAGGCTCTTGATCGTCTTGGCGATGGTGTCTTCCGAGTCAAGCGCGATCAGGCATGCCGAAACGGTTTCCCGCGGCGCCTGCTGTCGCATCTTGCGGTCAAGGTCGATCTTACCAACCGGCACGTCACACTTTTTGAAATAAAACAGCGAGTGCCCGAAGTCTCCCTGGTGAGGTATCGCCATAAACCGGAACTCGTCCTGACCGGCAAACATCTCGAAGATGTCGGCGCGCTCGAATTGCCAAAGGTGCGCCCTCCAGCCGGGATGCAGCTTGTAGCCGACGGCCTCCCACGGGCCGTATGGCGTCGAGCAGACGATAACGCCACCTGGTGCAAGGTGCGTCTTGAGCTTTTCGACAAGCCCGGCCGGGTCCGTGACGTGCTCAAGCACCTCGGCCGCCAGGATCACATCGAACTCGCCCACAACGTCGTCAACCGTCCCGCACTGGAACGTGATCGCGGTTGCCTGCGGAGACGCCTTCAGGTAATCGTCCCGCCACTTTTCCGCGATGCCGATGTTTTTCTGGTTCAGGTCTGCGCCGTGGATAGCATCAAGTTTCCAAACATTTCCCGCACGGTTGCGATCCACGATGTTCATGACGTAGTGGCCGTGCGCGCAGCCGTAATCAAGTATACGTTTCGGCCTGATTCCCGAGATGATGCCGAACGTGTGCTCGAAGCGCCCGCCGCCGGAAAGCGACTCGGGACCGTACTTGACGCCCCGGTCCTCTTCGTATTGGTAATAGGCGTCGTAGTGCGCCTTGAAATCGTTCTCGATCATGAACTTGTAGTTGTCGCCGAAGTCGGGAAGGTACTTCTGCATCTCGGTTACGTTCTCGCCTTCCTTTATCCACATCGGCATGATGTCGGACATGCGCTCAAGGTGCTTGTAAAGCCTGATCTTGGATGAACACTTTTCAGCGAGTTTAGCGTGGAACGTCCTGGACCACTGTTCCGCGGCTTCCGCCCATGACTGCTTCTTGGAAAGCGCCCGATCGCTCAGGCGCTGCCATTCGCCCTTGGTCGTCATGATAGCCCTGATCTTGCGGGCGAAGCCTTCGCGGTCGATCTTGCCTTTCTGCAGCGGAACCCAGGCAACCCCGCCGCCTTTCCCGGTTTCCGGCAGCGCCGCGTGATCGGCAACCCCGACAAAGGGAGTGCCCACCGCGTTCGCCTCAAGCAGCATGATGTTGGACGTGTCCTCGAACGTCGTCGGGTAGACGTAAAGGCTTGAGCGCGCAAGCAGGTCGTAGAGAGCGGACTTGCCGAGCGGACCGTGCATCTTCACGTTCGGAAGCTCGTTGCAGCGCCCCCAAAGATACTGGTAATAGTCGCGCATCTCCGGGACGGTGTTGTCGTAGCCGCAGACGTGTAGCTGGAACTCCGGCAACAGTTCCATGATGCCGCCCGGGCCCACCAGCTCCTCAAGCCCGCGCTCCGGGCGCGATGCGAAAACAAGCGTCTTATCTTTCCTCGGAAGCGGGTCTTTGCGAAGCTCCTCGAACATCCCGTAATCAACGCCGTTGAACGTCGCCAGGATGTTGGCATCCTTCGCCCCGGTGTAAATCTTCGCCACCTGCTGCCGGTGGAACTCGGAAACGCAGAATATATGATCGATGAACGGAAGGTGCTTTACGGCGGCCGGCTGTTGACGGAATAGCGCCAAATCGTGCAGCCACCAGATATTGAGCTTCGAGTTGTAGGGAGCCATGAACCCCTGCGGGTGGCGCTGCACGATAACGACGTCCCAGGGCGCTCTTGTTGACATCATCCAACGCTGCCCGAGCGGCCACTGCTCGTTGCACACCCCGATCTGCTCGTAGATGACGCCGAGGTCGTCCTTGCCGCCTGTCTCGGCGTTGGTGAACACGACAACCTTGTGTCCGAGCTTCGCAAGCTCGCGCCCCATGAAATAGCAGGCGGACTCCGAGCCTCCGAGCGACTTACCCGATGGAATCGTTTCGTGGTTGAACGGCATCCCGCCGCAGTTGATGGCGATGGTTAAGGGCATCTCTCCTCCTGTCTGAAGTTAGCGTTTCTTCG